GGAGAGTTCAGTAAGTGTTTTATTCTTGCTGATCCTGACCAATCTGATTTGGCTTATGGTAAGTCAGGCGGCTTTGAGAAGTTGCAAGCTATTTTTGGTGATGATGAGAGCAAAGAAAAGGGAATCTACTCCTTTCACTTCACCGAAGACGACATCAAGAGAAGCGATCTAGTCAAATTCATGGTAAAGAAGCTAAAAGCTCTTTCTCCAACCGTTCGCGTATAAATATTTTGTTAAAACTGCTGCAAACTTACGCACATTCTTCTCTGATTTATCCCAAAAAAACGCATGAGCGAACTCCTCAATAGTAACAGCCATTTCTCTACGAGGCAAGAGAGATGCTTCTATAAATATCTGAGGACATTCATTATCAGGAGAATCACAAAGCCCCTCTGCCCTGTCTCTGGAGGGAATTTTGATTTTACTAACAGAATACTCTACGCCCTTATCTGTCTTAAATTTAAAACTTTTAGTGGTTTTTTTAGGCATATAGTGTATAATCCTTAATATGAAGATCTATTGTCAAAAGTGTGGTTCTGGCACTGAATATTCTTTCAATAAACCGAAGTTTTGTTCTGCTTGCGCCTCCAGCTTTTCTATTGTAGCTACAGTAGCTCCAAAAGTCATAAAGAATACACCTAAGATTACACAAGTAGAGGAAGAAGAAGAAATCTCGACAGAAAGGGTGCCCGACATTTCAAAATTAGACTTTGAAATTGATGTAAAGCCCAACAAAGGATCAAAAATGCAAAATTTGATGGGAACTTATAATGGAGAAAGTGAAAGCAGCTCAGGCTCCCAAGCTCAAGGGTTCAACAAACAAGAAGCTTTGGAGTCTTTTAAGCGAGAAGCGGGTTTTTACCCATCTCGCCAATCCATGAATGAAGAAGAATAAAATAAAATTTGAAGCTTGCATCAATTTAATTAACACTGAAATCTTAAAGCGTAAGAATAAGTGGACCTTGTCAACGCTTAACTGGATTGATTTCGAGGATGTGTCTCAAATTATAAGATTCCATATTTATAAAAAGTGGAACCTTTATGATGAGAAAAAACCCATGCTTCCTTGGATTAATAGAATCATATCCAATCAAATTAAAAACTTAATAAGAAACAACTACGGAAATTATGCTCGGCCTTGTCTAAAATGCGCCGCAGCTTTGGGAGAGAGCGAGTGCCGCATCTACGGAAAGCAAGATCAGGGTTGCCCAATGTTTAATAATTGGACGAAGACCAAAAAAAATGCTTACGACTTAAAAATGGCTGTGTCTATAGAAGATCACTCTTACGAAATAAATAATCAAGTCTGTATTAACTCAGATATTCAAAAGGCGACTCAAAATTTGCACGAAAAGATGAAGCAGATTTTAAAGCCAGTAGAGTGGAAAGTGTATGAACTATTATATATCAATCACAAAACAGAAGAGCAAGTTTGTAAGATTTTAAAGTTCAAATATGACAAAGAAGCTAAGAGCGCTTACAATAAACAGCTCAAGAATATCCAAAAATCAATAATAAGAAAAGCCAAACAATCTTTGGCTAATGGAGAAATAGACCTATGACCGAAATAGAATTAACTCAAGAACAAAAAGACACTATCATTCGCACTTGGAATAACAGAAAAGAAAATCCTCCTAGTTTACAAGAGTTAACTCAAATAGTTTTTCCAGATAATCCAAATATAGATGGAAGAAGCGTCTATGGAAAGTCCGTAAAGAAATTTTTAGCATCAAGAGATTTAAAAGTAAGAACAAAGAGCGAATATACTCCAAAAGATAGAGTGTCCCTGTCCGACGAGCAGAAAGATTATATTGTTAACAATGCGGCAATGATGACTGCCACAGAATTAGCCAGAGATCTTTTCGATAATTATGGTTTAACAAATTTATCTATAGAAGCTCGCTCTATTCAAGAGTATTTAGATACCTTGCCCAAACAAGTTCAAACTTCAGCAGGTCTTCCCGCCGAAGAAGAGAGCCAAGAAGATTACAAACCACCCAAGAATCAAGAGAGAGCTTTAGTTAGAGTCAACAGATATGTTTTAAATGGAATAGATAAAGATAAAATCACAACTAAGCAAAAAAAAGAGCTAAACTCTCTGATCTCTTATCTTCACACTTACAGATTTTTACACCAGATAGAAACATATACTAATGCTGTAGACAGAGATCTTTTCGAGAGCAGTTTTATTAGATATACTTTTGATAAATCAGATTTAACTCAAGAAGAAGTGGACCAATATATTGTTTTGGCCACGGAAGTTGTAATATCTTCAAATATTCAAGAAACAATAGCGACTTTGCAAGATCAGATAGATCAAGAAATTAATTCAGGCGCAAAAATTCCAATGACTCTAGTAGAAGCAGTCACTTCTGCTCGAACAGAGTATAATCAGTGCGTCACTCGTCAGCAAAAACTCCTTAATGATCTAAAAGTTAAGAGAAGCGAAAGGCTTTCCAATCAAGTTAAAGACAACGCCTCCATTCTTAATCTAGTGCAGATGTGGAAAGACGAAGAGACTAGAAAAGAAATGATAAAAATGGCAGATATGAGAAGAGAAGTTTTAAAAGCAGAGGTTGGACGCTTATCATCTATGGATGATGTTAAAGCCAGAATCTTTGGCTTGACAGAGGAGGAAGTTTTAGATGGTTAAATGTAAAATTTGTAATTTAGAATTCGAAACAGACAAGAATTTTCATGGGCATCTCAAATCTCACAAGCTGAGAATGGTGGAGTACTACCAAACTCACGAACCGAGATATGATTTGCTTACTGGAGAGTTAATAAACTTCAAAAACAAAGATTATTATTTCTCTAATGACTTTAATAATAAAGTCTCCATGAAAAAATGGCTGAGCCAGCAAGATGTTGACGCTCAGAAGTCTTATTTAAAAAAATTCTTAATCCAGAGAAAAGAAAAACACAACTTAATTTATGCACCTACTGAAGTCGAGCTTAGATCTATTACTAGCCCGCCCGTTCCTTATTATCATAAGCTTTTTTTGGATTACTATGACATTTGCAATTCTTTGGGCTATAAAATCAAATACGCATATCCGAAAGAAGAATTAAAATACAAAATTAAAGACGGTTTTAGTATTTTTATTGATACCAGAGAGCAGATGCCTCTTGTTATTGACTATCCAACAGAAGTTAAAGGCTTAAAATTCGGAGACTACGCTATCAACGATCCCGAAAACAAATGCTACATTGAAAGAAAGTCAATCTCTGATTTTATTGGCACCATGAGCGGCGGCTACGAGAGATTTTGTCGTGAAATAGAGCGTTCTGTGGCAGCAGAAGCAAATCTGATAGTGCTAGTAGAGCGCCCTTTGCAGGAGTGCTTGAGCTTTCAGTATCTCAATTACGTCTCTAAGAAAATCAAAGTCACTCCAGAGTTTGTTTTCTTTAACGTCAGAGAACTAATACAAAAATACTCCAATGTACAATTTTTATTTGTAGATGGTAGAGAAGAATGCGTTAGAATAATGAAGAAAGTATTTTTTAGCAATGGAGAATATAAAAAATACGACTTGCAATTAATGTACGACTTAAAACTACTATAATATGTGGCACGAAACAACAAAGTATAAGAAGAAAACAGAAAACTATAACGAGATTTATAAACAGCTTCAAGGAGAGCTAGAAGATAAAGAAGCTAAGATTTCGTTGACAAAATTTTTACGTCAAAATCTATATTTTACTACTTATTTATTAACAGGGATTAAGCTTGCACCTTATCAAGAGATTACTCTTAAGGGAATGTTTAATAGAAACTTTAATATGTGTGTTTGGGGCCGTGGTTGCGCCAAGTCATTCATAGCTAGTGTTTACTGTGTGCTGCAATGCATATTTGAGCCCAACACAAAAATCTTAATAGCAGGCCCTACGTTCCGTACTGCTAGAGCAATATTTAATAACATAGAAAAGATGACCGAAAGCAAAGGCGCAGAGCTGTTGCTGCAAGCATTTGGAGCCAAGAGTAAAAGAAATGACTTATACGAGTGGGATATTAATGGCGGATCTATCAGAGCCATTCCTCTAAGCGGCGAAAAGATTCGTGGTTTCCGCGCTAACATTCTTGTGCTTGACGAGTTCTTGCTACTGCCAGAAGAAATCATCAAAAATGTATTGATGCCATTCCTTGTTGCGCCTCAAGACATGAAAAGGCGTATTGATATCCGCGAAATGGAAGACTTGCTAATTAAAGAAGGCAAGATGAAAGAAGAAGATAGAATGGTCTTTGTTAATAATTCAAAAATGATAGCTTTGTCCTCTGCTAGTTATACTTTTGAGAATCTTTACAAGACGTATCAAGAGTGGGTTAATCAAATCACTTCCCCAGAAAAAGGAGAGTCGTCTTATTTCGTTTCTCAGCTTGGATTTGAAGCTTTGCCAGCAGAGATGATTGATAAAACAATTATTGAAGAAGCTCAAAGTGGCGGAACTTCTCATTCTGCATTTTTAAGAGAGTATTGTGCTCAATTTACTGATGGATCTGACAGTTATTTCAGCGCAAAGAAAATGGAAGAGTGTACTTTAAAAGACGAGTATCCTCACACATTAATAAAAGGATCTACTGGCAAGAAATACATTATTGGCATTGACCCAAACATGAGCGACAGCCCAAATGCTGACTATTTTGCCATGGCTGTCATGGAATTAGACGAAGATACTGGCATAGGAATACTTGTTCATACTTATTCTGGCCTTGGCAATCTAAATAATCACGTTAAATATTTTGGATATCTAATGACATACTTTAATGTCGTGATGATAGTGAGCGATAATGCTGGCGCAGACATATTTTTAGATACATGCAATCAATCTGATGTCTTCAAAGCAAATAAAATAAATATTAAGACTCTTGAGTTCGCAGCGGACGCTGAAGGCGCAGAGTACGACGCTCAATTAAGAAGCGCCAAATCTCAATACAACCTATCAGAACATAGGATAGCATTTAATCAAGTATTCTCTTCTGGATTCATCAGAAAGGGCAATGAATTTTTGCAAGCTTGCATAGATTATAAGAAAGTCTTGTTTGCTTCTAGAACTTGCTCTAACGAAAAGTTCTTTAGTCAAGTAATAGACACTTCAATTCCAAGAGATCTTATATTTACTGCTGATA